TAAAGGTACTGGAGAAAATAAAACACTCGAATCTCAAAAACCATTTTCAGCACAAGAAAAATATGAAGAAACATTGGATTCAAAGACATATTATATTTCAAAGAATAGTATGTCATTCCAAACTTCTGATGAAAATGCACAAAACATGCACGAAGATTCTAGTAAGTCTGAAGTTAATTCTATTTTAGCAAACTTAAAGAGTTATCAGTATGTACTTTCTTTGGCAGGTGACTTAGACTTACAAGTAGGTCAAGTTATAAATCTTAACATTATAGGTTCGAGTTCCAATACAAATGAAGAGGGTGAACTAAATACAGGGACATTTAATAAATATATAAGTGGAAAATATTTAGTTACCAATATTCTAAGAGAATTTCAAGACAAGTTTTTACAAAAGGTTACAGTCGTAAGGGATTCTACTGCAGTAGATATTGATGTAAATGATGATAGTGGAGAAAATAGCTAATGAGTGATGAGTTTATAGGGCAACAGTTTACTTGGTTTACAGGTATTGTGGAAGATGTACAAGACCCAGAATATATGAATAGGGTAAAAGTAAGGTGTTTAGGTTTTTATGATACAGAAGTAAATGTAGATGATCTACCATGGGCGACAGTTATGATGCCATGTGATACAGCATCGATGCAAGGTAATTCTACTAATCATCAATTAGAGATTGGTTCTTGGGTCGTTGGATTCTTTAGAGATGGCCCCTCTGCACAAGACCCTCTAGTTATGGGTTCTATTGCATCTCAGACTGCGGGTGTTAGAGACGCGCCACTTGAGCATAATGGTGATTATGATGATAAGTACATAAAAACTAAAGCAGGTCATAGAATAAGATTTAACAACTCTGATGGTAGAGAAAAGGTTGAAATATTCCATGGCACTAACAATTCAAGAATATCTATGGATGAGTATGGCGGAGTAGATATACAAAGTAATTCTCAAATTATTAGATTAAGAGATAAACTAGGACTTGATGGCCAAAATTATATTTCAATTGAACCATCTGCAACCTCTCCCGTGTATATACAAACAACAGGTGCTGATATTAATTTATCGGCAACAGGTGGTGGTAGAATTAAGATGAACGCAGGTACACTTTCTCTTAATAATGCAAAGAGAGCTCCTGGTCTTGCAATACCTAGATCAAATTCAAATCCTTCACAAGATGATATAGATGTAGGCGCTTTAGTCGGTAACTTTGAAGTTGATCAATACGTACCTGATCAAGATACTAAAGATGCGATTATAGAATACTTAGGTGGCGACTATGGTATTACAGATAGTGATTATAATTACTTAATAAGAACTGCTGCTAGTGAGGCATCTCCAAATGCGAAAGAACGTGCTTCTGTGGTAGGTGTTGTATTAAATAGAGTAAGAAATAATTATGGAGGAAATACCACTATTACTGGAGTTGTTACTCAGGTTTATACAAAAAATGGTAATTACATTCCACAATTTTCTGGAGTTATGGGCACTAAGTATAATAGAGGGCCAACAGGGCCGTTTAGAAATATGACAGTTAATACTGGAGATGAAGTATCTGCTGCAATAAAGGCGAATTTATCTGGTGTGAATAAATCTTGGCAAAACTTCTCTGCAGTTAGAGATGATGCTTATTTAAAACCTGGTGAACAAAACATTGCGTTTAGAGATTCATTACGTGATGCCGGTGGCCAAGTTGTTGGATTAACTATCTTTGGAACAGTTTAATGACCACAGAAATAGAGATCCCATGCGCTAAGGTCTTATTACCCAAACCTGCTGATTTGGCAAATACATTTACTGAAGTATTAAATATTGCAAATCTTTTGGCGTTATCTGGTAAACAAGATGAAGCAGATAAGATCATGGAAATCTTAGAGACTGTAGAAAAGGCTCTAGGTAACTATCCTATTTCTGTAACTAATCCAATTTATCCTACAATAGAAATACCAGAGATAGAATGGGAAAGAAGAATTACTGCACTCATAGAAGAGTACCATCTTTTTCCTCAAGTAAAAATATTAGAGATCATTGCAAAAGTAATACCTATAGATTTTATAATTCCTATACTGGGTCTTAAAATAGATATACTAAGAATATTTGAAGATTCTGCTTATAGGGCCGAATTAAAATTAGAGGTATCAGAAAAATTAGATGACCTAGATGCACTACTTCCTAAACAGTTAAGAAGATATGGTGAAGATAGTACACTAGAGTCTCCAGAATTTAAGGCCGAATCTATTTGGGATTATATAATGTCACAACTAAATCAAGGTGCACTTAAACTCATATATAGTGCAGCAGGTAAATTGATTGATATGTTTAAAGAGATATGGGATGCTCTTGGACTTCCTTCATTACCTGCAATATTAACTTTAGATATTGAAGAAATAATCAACGAAGTTATTGAAGACTTACAGCAACAACTTGATGATGCGCCTGCAGATTTAAGAGCAGAGATTGAAGGACAGATCATAGATAAACTAAGAGAAATAAATATTGCAGGATTTAGTATTATTGATATTTTAGGTGGTGAACCAAATGAATACCTTGAAAATCCAGAGAGACAAAAAGAAAGATTAATTACTAGGGCTACAAATTTTATAGAAGAATTCCCTAAGTATTTAATAATGGAATGGTTAGAGAAGGTAAAGAAGTTCCTAGATGCTATTGGTTTAGGTGCCATTTTAGATTGGGTAACATTTGATTTCTGTGACTTTATGAAGTTAATTGGAATGCCAAGCACTATAACATTAGATGGCGATTTTATTCTTAATGGTTTAGTAACTACAGGAGCGGCTACTTTAGGCACAGAAGGATCAAATGTAGGTGATAGTTTTAAGTCTGCTGCAAATACAAGTACTGCAGAAACTTATCAATTTACCACAGAAAATAATAAAACTGAATACGGACCAACAGGGGGAAGCGGCTTAGTATTTTTGGATGGTGTGAAGTTAACAACAGGGTTTACTCATAACGCAAGTAGTGTAACACTCGATTCACAGCCAACTGCAGGACTAACTTTATTAGTTATTGATTAACATTCTCATACTAAGGCGTTATAAATAAGTATATGGCAGAAGAAAATAACAGAAGTAATAGAATTTTATCGGACTACCCTGGTGGTGCATCTACTATCGCCAATAAGAAAGGTTACAGTGATTTAGACCTTTCACTTGCACTACATCCATTTAAAAAGGATATAATGCCACTAAAAGATGATAGAGCAATAAAGAATTCATTAAAAAACTTACTTAACACAGATACATTCGAAAGACCATTCCAGAGAAACTTAGGTGGCAATCTAAGAGCTTTACTTTTTGAACCTATAAACTTTCTTACAGAAACTACTATGGAAGATATTATTAGTGCGATTGTTAAAAAGGAAGCAAGAGTAAATATTTTAAAAATAAGTGTTAAGGGCAATGAAGTAGAAAATAAATATGATATCACTATAAAATTTAGAATAAAAGAGAACAATGAAATACAAAAGCTAGACATTGTTCTAAGAAGATTAAGGTAATAATATGGCCAGTAATTTAAACGTAACAGAATTAGATTTTGATCAGATAAAGGATAATCTAAAAAATTATTTAAAGAATCAAGATCAATTTAATGATTTTAATTTTGAAGGGAGTAGCCTTAGTGTTCTCTTAGATGTTCTTGCATATAATACACATTACAATGCGATGGCAGCACACTATGCACTAAACGAAGCATTCTTAGACTCAGCACAAATTAGAGGCAATGTAGTTACTCGTGCTAAACTTTTAGGGTATACACCCAGATCTAAACTGGCTTCTAGGGCCACAATTAACTTTACTGTTAATGCTGCATTCGAAAATATAAGACCAGAAACACTTATTCTTAAAAGAGGCACAAAGTTCCAATCAAACATTAGTGGTACTAAGTATGATTTTGCAGTTTCTCAAAACTACTCTGCTCAATTAAATTCTACAAATAATACATATACTTTTAATAATATTGAACTCACTCAGGGTGTATTTAAAACACTATTATATAGAGTTGATAATGATATAGATAATCAGAAATTTCAACTTGCAGATAGTGATGCAGATACAAGTACATTAAGAGTAAGAGTACAAGATAACGAAAAATCAACTGCGTATAATATTTACACACGATTTGAATCACTTATTAATGTAAATTCTAAATCTCAAGTTTATTACTTACAGGAAAATCCTAATGGTAAATTTGAAGTATATTTCGGAGATGGTATTACAGGTAAGAAACCAGTTAATGATAATATTGTAACTCTTGATTATATCTATACCGATGGCGAAGCTGCAAATGGTGCAGATAGATTTACCTTTACAGGAACTATTCCACAATTAACTGGAGTATTCACTAATACAGTAACTACTCTTACTAATTCTTCGGGTGGTGTTGAAGAAGAGTCGGTAGAATCAATCAGATTTAATGCCCCTCTAACATTTACTTCACAGAACAGAGCAGTTACAGCAGAAGATTATAGATCAATCATTCTTAAAGGTTTTGCAAATATTTCTTCCATATCAACATGGGGTGGTGAAGATAATGATCCACCTGACTTCGGTACAGTTTACATTGCAATTAAACCACTTACTGCAGAAACTCTTTTAGATTCTGAAAAACTTGCTATTAAGGATACAGTATTAAAAGGTAAAAATATTGTTTCTATTACACCCGAGATCGTGGATCCAAACTTTACTCATTTGGAGTTAGATGTATTCTTTAAGTATAATCCAAATCTTACTGATAGAACTAATATAGAATTAGCAAATGTTGTAAGAGATGTAATATCAGATTATAACTTTAATAACTTAAATAAGTTCGATGGAGTCTTTAGACATTCACAATTATTAAAATTAATTGATGCAGCAGATCCAGCAATCATTAACTCAACAATTAGACCTTATATGTTCCAAACAATTACTGCAGGAACTAATGCAATAGATAATGTATTTAATCTATCCTTTGCTTCACCATTTTATGAAACAGGGGATTCTGCAAATTATTTAATTGGTTCTAATGCATTTAAAATTAACATAGATGGCCCAGATCATTACTTTGGAGATATTGCCATTAGTGGTTCTACAAATAGACAAGTAATAGTTTATAAAATTGTAGATGGTCAAAATATTACAGTAATACAAGATGCTGGACTTATTGAACCATCTAAGGGTAAAATAAAACTTGAAAACTTTAGTGCTTCTAGTAATTCAACTCCAATAAGAATTACTGTTGCTCCTAACTCTTTGGATATTGCTCCTAAAAGAGATCAGTTAATTAATATAGACCAAACTTATGTAGATATTACAGGACAGATAGATACAATATCTACAGCAGGTTCATCTGGCTCAATTGATTACTCAGTAAATTCTAGGTTAAGATAATATGTCAATAGATAATAATTCACCCGGATATGTAGAGTCGGTATTTTCTTCAAAGAGAAAGTCCAAAGAAGACTTGCAAATAAGCCAATTAATTCCTGATGGTATTTTAGATGGTATTAATACTTCAAATGGTAATGTAGGTATTGAAAAACTTTTGGAATCATATTATGATTTTATGAATATGAACGAGTTTATATACCAAGATACCGAAACATTTACTGATAGAATTTTAGATGGTAAAGCAGTCTTTAGATATCCAGATCCAGACGGAACTGGTACTCAATTCTTTGCAGACCATGACGGCGGTAATAGTACTTTAAAGATTGGTACTACAACTATTACACTAACTTCAATTAATGTTCAAATATCAAATGGTAATGAGCTTCCTGGTTCACTGGCCGCATCTACTACGGAACACGGTAAAACATTTACTGTGACTGGATTAGGTTCTTATAATGGCCAGACAGCAACACTTACAACTCCAATTAAACACTGGGTAGGGCCAGGGCCTTCTTATGTACTTAACGCACTAGAAGATGCAATGGACATTGATAAAAACTTAGATGATAATGCAGATCCTACTAGTGAATATCTTAGATTTATGCAAAAAGAAATTGCGGCAATCATTCCTAGAGATATTACAGTTAATAAGGCAACCCTTTACAAAAGAATTATT